CGAACCTGCCTGCAATGATGTGATAAAAGCAGAAGTTGATGTTGCTCCTCCCGGAAGTGGTGGGCCGGCGGCGAATTCATCAGCCTTTTGTTTTAATTTTGCGTGCGCCTTCATACATTCGGCTTTTTCTAACGAAGCGGGGGGCAAAGATTCACACTCAGTAAGCTTTGCCGAAGCTTCCTCTGTAAGCTTAGTCGCCTTTTGTGAATAATATTCTCCCTGTGCGGGACCGGTCAATGCAAGGTTTTCGGCCGCCTCGGCTTGGCTTCCTGCGGATTGCATTTGAGCAGCTAGAGGAGCGTCATTAGGACCCCCTTTGGTTCTCCACGTGCTCTTTTCAGGGTCAGCGGGGTCTGGCTCTTTTAACGTTCCCAGTTGACGATTGCTCCACCCCTCTTCGATAACCCAAAGAGTCTTGGTATCGGCGTAAATCTCTTTAATTAAGTCGGCTAGTGATTGTCTCATAATAAAAAACAGGGGCTCCCATAGTAGTTATAGGAGCACCCCGTTATATAAAGTTAATTTAATATATTAAACTGCGACCGGCGAAAGTTCAGCTGGGATGAAACCATCATTATCAGTGAACTGTACCGCAAAGTCATATTTGAGCGTCATTTCAATAGTGTGAAAATCATTCGTGCTATAGTTGAACTCGCCCAGTTTCCACCCTTTCGGGTAGCAACCGTACAGGACAACGTGCGTTCTCGGGTTTCTATGAGCATCTAACTGCCACAAAGTTACAGCTTTCTTAAAGATAGGCGCGTCTGTGATAGGGTCGTTGACAATATCACCGCCCATTACGCCAGCATAGTGAACTCCGTAAACAGGGTCGTATACGGTTCTCATCCAAGCGAATAAGTGTCGAGCTACATCACCTTTAATTAAGTTATCGAAGGTTACAGTAATCTCTTCCGGTTGTGGTTTACCGGGGTAGTAGAAACGCTCATTAACACGATGCACTTCAACATCTTCTACACTGAACCCAATTTGGGTGACTTGTTTACAAGCCAATGTAAGTCTTTCATTCTCTGTTCCTGGAAGCTTACCGAGAATTCCAGGAAGAGTTGGGATTTCGATTTCCCACCCGTAAGAACGAAAGGACTCTAATTCGTGTGAAAGTTTGTGTCCTCCAGTTGTAACGTTTATTGCTCGGTCGATGTAAAATTTGCCAGTTGCCATTTATTATTCCTCTATGTTATATAGTGTTTATACAGATGCTCCTGCAGAAGTGAGATTCAGCTCGAAGACTAGGACTTCAGCAGTCTTAGTTGGCTTGATGAAGATTTTGCACCACAGCTCGTTTCTATCGATTCGAAGGGAGGTGTTAGTTGAAGAGTCACACACTACTTTGTAGGAGGTAACACCTCGACGCATCATGATATCATCAAGAGCCGGGTTTAGAATTTCCTTAACGCGTTGCCACGTAATCGGGTCATTAGGCTCAAAGACAATCTGTCTAGTAGAGGCTAGTACTAGCTTCCGTAAGTAAATCATCAAGCGACGGACGTTAACTCTATCAAGAGCCGTTGCGGCTCGTTGTGTAGTCTTTTGACCGTAGATTGCGATACCGTCCGTAGTGAACTTAACGATGGGGTTAACGACGCAAGCGGGACCGTACAGGGCTTCTCTATCGCCAACGTTTAGTTTAACTTCAACGTCTGTCGGCTTAGTTAAGCGACCTCTAACGATACCAGCAGGTGCGAACCAAGGGTCAGCAACAGAATCGGTGAAAGCGTACTGCTTGAGCGCGAAGATGACTGGGTCGTACCATAAATCTTGTTTGCTGTAATTATCGTACACTTTTACCCAAGGCCAATATATTGCGGCATAAGAGCTGTTTATAGCAGCAGTTCTACCAGATGCTGTGCCGTTGGACCAGTTAAGTGCTTGTTGCGCAGTACTAAATCCATAAGGAGGTGAGACTAACGCTAAGAAGTTCGCCGTGCTTTCAGACAAAGTGATGAGAGCGTTTTGAACTGTTTGGGCAGTGATGCCTGGTACAGCGACCAGGTTAATATCAATGTCCTCTCTATCAAGAGCATACATTCCGGTTCTAGCTCCAGCGGTTCCAATGACAGCCCCTGTAGTATGAGAGGTAGTTAAACTACCAGCATTGCTGTTACTATCGGCGTCACCGTTATCTCCGCCAGCCAGATTGAATGTTCCACCAAGCATCTTAGGGAATCGCCAGTTTAAGGCGTATCCATTAGCCGGTGTGGTAATTGGGTGAGTGGTTCCGTTACCAGAAACCCACACAGCGCGACCCATTCCAGTAATAGTATCGCTCCAGTTAGTAGGAGCAGTGTAAGGTACTGCGCTAGTGTCTGAAGAGTACGCGGTGCCATCTCCACCTGTCTGGGCGATGGTGTAGAAGCGACCTTTAATAAACTCAGACTTGAGGTTTGTGGTTCCTAGTTGAATTAGGTCCTCAGCGTACCTACTACCAGTAGCAGGCTTTATGAATTCAGAGGCGAATGTTTCTTCCAAAACGCCATCGTTGTATACTTTCAAGTCGGTGCCAGGACCGTTCTTGTTAGTAGCGACAATTTGAATACCTCGAACTTTAGAGCTACCATTGGCAGCTGTAGTAGACGAGTAGTTGTATCCTTGACCATTCCATAATGATTTAGGGACATATCCTCCTCCCTCAATCATGGAGAAAGTCGCTCCGTGTGCGAGGCACTCAGCGCCCGAAACATCAGTGATGGTGGCGGAACGCGGGTCCTTGGACGGCAATGCGGCGTGAGTATAACCAACAACACCGGAAGCACCAGAAGTTCCGTAGCCATTGTTAGTGCCAGCCGTAACCAATGTTTGCCAAGTGATTGCATCAGTGTCAACGGGAGTGGCAGACAAGGCGTCGGAGTAAGTGACGGACCCGGACGTAATCGTTACTTCCATATTAGACCCGGAACCAGCGTAAGCGCCAATCCAGTAACCCGTATAGGCATCAATCGCCGAATAGTTTACAGGTCCTGTTCCCGGGTCGAATTGAGCGGCGGTTGCGCGTGCGAACTCATCCTTCCATACGAAGTCAGCTTTAGAAAAAGCGCCAGCAACACCGGGGCGCTCGCGGTAAGCAATAATGTAATTAGCTCCGGCGGTAGTTTTCTCTGTGCCTCCCGAAGAAACATTAAAGGCTACTTTAAATGCAACGTCTTTGGATAGAGCGTCAGGGTTGTGTCTCGCGTGAGGACAGGTACCAAGTGGGATATAGTTAGCGGCGCCTGCGGCTCCAGTAGCCTCAGCGCGAACGTAATACAGTTGATTAGTACTACCAAGAATCTCAAGACCGCCGAGGATACCTTGACCACCTACAACGGTGTCAGGGGCTCCAAACGTTCTCACGAGTTGCGCTGGACTAGTAATAAGCGTAGCTTTATTAGCTTCGCCTTTAGACGCGAACCCTACCAGACCTATAGTAGTTGGGTTAATTGCTGGGGCGTAATCCGAGAGGTCGTTCTCAACGGTATATACGCCGGGGGCTATGAAATTTGGCATTAGTTAATCTCCAGGATATTTCTGCGCTTGAGTTCTAACACTAAGTCGGTTAGCGATTGTTTAGGTGCAGTCATAGTTTCTCCGGCTTTTAGCCACTTATGAGTGTACCCCAACCCTGACTTAAGAATTACCTCGAAGCCTTGAGCTGACATATTTTGAATGGTTACGGTTTCTTGCATGCTTTATCCCTCTATTATATTTAGAGCCTGGATAAAATATTTTAACGAAAACTCACTCATTTCCTGAAGTCACAAGACTTTCATAAGTAGTGCCGTCATTTACTTCTTCAATTTCCACATCAAAATTGAACAATTCTATATCTCCATTGGAGGTGATAAGGTACTGACGGGACGGGACGTACGTGTCCAAAGTGATAGAAGCTGACTTCTTAAGAATTCTCTCCTCAGTATCAGGAGCTTCGTAGGCGGAGTTATCAGATATCGCGCCTAGGAATGCGGGCGTGTAATCGTTGAACGGCGTCTGCACTCTATAATGAGGGCGGAATTTTAGTTGTAAATACTCAACCAGTTGGTTCATATCCTCCAGATACTTAGCCCATAAATTGATATTAAACGTTAATGTGACAGCTTTTGGTGCTGTCCAAGC